GTTCAGTTGGACCCCTCCTTCGGTCACGGGCCGACCGCGTTCGCTCATGGACACCGGTACCCTTAACCGTTACACCCAAGGCCGCTCGGCACAGGACCTTCGTCAATTGACCGGCGACAACTACGACCAGTACAGCGGCCTCCTGAACAACAGGGGAAGTTATGGTGGCGGTCTTTCTCGCTCACAGCTTTTTGCGTTGACTCGTCAGCAGGACTCACAGCGTAGGGCCGCCGAACGAGAAAATGCGGCGCCAACCACAGGAACTATTTCTGACTACCTGCGATTAAATCCGGATGTCGGAATAGACTACGCTCGCGCTAAGGCGGCAGGGGAAATCCCTGCAAACACTACGCCAGAGAGTTTCGCTCTGAACCACTACAACACCTACGGCCGCGCTGAGATAGCTGCGGGCACGCGAACGCCGTTTATGTTAGCTCAAGCCCAAGGGGGTGGCCGGTCTTACACCTCACCGGCCATAGCCGGTTTCGGCGAGGGCGACGAAGAGAGCCGCCAGTCTAACTTCACCACTCGAGGCTACGACACCGAGTTACTCGCCAGAGACCTCGGCACTCCCGGTGGCGCCATTATACGCCCAGTCTTTGCAGAGGGCGGCCTTGTAAAAAAGCCTAAAGGGTTCGCGGACGGTGGTCCTGCGGACTCGATGACGCCTGACGAGCTCACGGCTCAGTTAATAGCGATGGACACGGAAGCAGCGCCTGCCCCTGTAGAAGAACCACGGCCCACGGATCAAGTACAGACCGAAAGCCAAGCCATGCTCGACAGGCTCACCTCCACGACCCCAGCCGGTTCGTTGTTTATCACGGAGGATACAGCAGCAGAAGTTAACCCCGACAATATCCAACGAGACATCCCCCGTATGGAGTGGGACGGCGTAGATCGCCCTACACCCATGCGTCCAGAAACTGAAAGCAAGAACATGCTTGAGACGTTAGTATCTGGATACCCTAAAGCGGTAAGTACCGTAGGTAACTATTTTGTGCGGCCCGACGAGACAACTGCTTCTCAGGCTGATATGTCGCTTATCCCTATGGGAGAGCTGGCATCTGATACCAAGGCGCTTGGTGGAATGCTCTATGAGGCTTTTAAAGAGGAGCCTGTCGCGTTTTTCGCGGAGAACCTACCTGTTGTAGCTCAAATTGTAGCAGGTGCGGACATGAACGAGTTCACTGAGCTGGCTAATGAAGCGAGGGACGCTGGGGATTCGGAACTGGCAGACATGTATGAGCAGATAGTTGTGCTCTCTGCCACGGGTTTAATCCCCGGCGGAGCCGCAGCGAATAAAGCAGCAAAGCGTACAGCGATTAAAGAGGCAAAAAACGCGGCTAAAATAACGACTGAGTCGGCGGATATGCTTTCTACTTTAACGGGTGATGCTGCTACAGAGACCCCAACCGTTGCTCCAGAAGTTGGCGAAGCAGCCCAGTTGTTGGAGAAGGTGGAATCTCTTAGGCCGGAGATAACCACCGAAATAGGGAATAGGGCAAGAGTAGGCACTACAGGTAGGTATGTAGGTGCTCCAGAAGGAATCAACAGTCCGCAAAAACTAGCTGCGTTAACTAGGGCCATAACTAGCCTAACAAAAGAAGGGGAGTTTGGCCGTTTCTGGTACGAGCGCAGTGGTCGCCAGATATTGGATATAACAGGCGGAAACAAAGATGACGCTGAAAAGATAATCCAAGCCATTGCAATAACTTCTGCCAATACCCCTGTGGCTGCCAACTTTGATTTTGCTCTACAGGCTTTTTACCAATGGAAGAATGGCGAGCCCATTAAGACAGGCATGTACACAACGGCCATGAGCGACAAGTTGCAAAAAATGTTTGATGGTGAAGATTGGGCAGGCAGAAAAACAAATAATTTCTATAACAATTTAATGAGGGAAGTAGACCCCTCTAAAGTACAAGGGGTTACTACTGACATCTGGATGATGCGTGCGTTTGGTTTTGATAAGGACGCGCCTACGGATGCACAGTATAGCTTCGTAGAAAATGAAACCAAAAGAATAGCGCAAAACCTTGGCTGGGAGCCGCAACAAGTCCAAGCTTCAATTTGGGTAGCCCTTAAATCCCGAATGGAAAATCAAGGGGTTAAGGATGCCGTAGAAGCAAAGTCGATTAAAAACGGTTGGATGCACTACGAAACTAAAGATGGCAAGAAAGTAAGAGTCATTGATGACAAAAATAAGCATGCGGCTAACTGGCTAGATCAAGCCCTAAAGTATTCGCCTACTGATGCGGATAGGGAGGCTGCAGGATTTGATTACGCTGATGCGGCTAATAACAACTTGGCCCAGATCAGTTGGGAGACTATCCCTAGCCGAACGAGCGGGCACATGCCTGAAATATTTGAAGCCACTCCAGAAGTTAAGCAGGACTACCACGTCCAAATGTCAAAAGCGTTCTTGGACGATAATGGTAATGATTTAATTGCCCAACAATTTGAAATATTGTCGCCCGGAGACTTTGAGGCGCCCGGTTACTTTGAAGGGCTTGTAAGTCCCGGCACGCAAACAGAAATAACTGTCCCCAGACAATACGGATTAACACGAAGACTGGATGAAATTAGAAAGCAGGCTAAAGCTAATGCTAGACCAGAAGAGGCTGCGGCGCTTGGACCAACAGTAGAGGCGACCTCTACTGGTCTAGCAGAACCATTTGTTGGCCCCAGAGCTGCTGCTTTTGAGAAAAATGCATTAGCGGCCGACCTTAGAAAAGCGACCTACGCTACTGAAACGGCAGCACGAGAGGCCATGTTTGCCTATGCCGCCGCTCGTGGAATTCTTCTTAAACAAGACGGAGTAGGTTTACATCGACCTGCCTTTATCAAGGGTTTAAGCAGGCCAAAATCAAATGGCATTGAGATCAACATAGGTAGGCCTTTAACAGCCAGAGAAACTTCTGCCATAGCAAAAGCTGTTGCAGAAGAAGCAGGCCACACGGAGTTTAATCCAGTAGGGTCATCCAATGGGGTTAGATTTATTAATTTTGACTACATGGGACTACCCAATGTACAATTCCAAAAATTAGTGAATAAAGCACTAGAAAAGGTTACATTCGACAACAACGAAACCTTTGATGCTGCAATGTTTGGAGCAGATACAGGATACTTAGGCAATGACTGGACGGAGAATTTAAATGGCGAAAGGTACTTGGAGGCTGGCGAACTCGCCGGACGACCCGATTTACAACGGAAAATACGTGATATCGTCACACAACTCGCCCCAAGGGTATCGGCGGTTGAAGACGAATTCTCCAACCGTTACAACTGGACAAGGAATAGAAACCTTAATTCCACCTATGAAAACGCCGAAGCCTTAGCTCCTCAGTCTTTAAGACTACAGGATGAGGCGCTAGGAGAAGTTACCCCTGCCGCAAAAGGCCTAGATGACACTGCCCGGAATGCAGGCAATGAGCCTAAACTCGAGCAAGGGAATCAAATAGTAACTGAGCAGCAGCGCCAATCTTGGCGTGAAGCTAATAAAGGCGATTTTAGACAAGAACAAACTCCCGAACTTTCCCAAGCGGCAGAAAAGCTTGGCAGGGGCGAGATATCTATCTCGGACTACTCGAAAGAGGTAGACCGCCTTCGCCCTATTACCCCCCTAACGGACGTCCCTCGAATAGCTTCGTTTGAAGATATTGCATCCGCGCTAGACGCAAATAAAGTAGCCAAGGGCATTATCGGTTTAGACACAGAGATTGCCGATGGCACTATGGTGGGTTCAAGACTCGATATCCCTGCTTACAATAACTATAACACGTGGGTAGTATCCGTGCATGAAGGCGCGGGCACTTCTGGAAGCTCACTGGGTTATGGTAAAGTAGCCGTCCTTGACGACGTTAAATTTAACAGTAACCCTAAAGCCGCGTTTGGTGTTGCCACTGGCGAAAAAGCTAAAGCTCCGTTTGCTAGAATGAATGGCAAGTGGCGCAATGTTGATCCTGAAGTTGCCAGAGAACAAGCCGAAAAGTTTATTAACGATCCAAACTGGACGCAGGTAGGGATGAACCCCTATCGCCACTCGTTCTTCTATGACAAGGCCACGGGGCAACCTGTAGACTCGGCAAAAGAAGTAATCCAGATTGGACCGCTAGTTCTTGCCAGAGACGTTAAGACTAGGCCACTAGAAAGTCCTGAACACGCACTAGACCCTAAAAAGCGTAAAAAAGGCGAGCCCGAGTATTTCAAACGTGGCGGATCAGTAGAGCGCGTGTACAATGACAACCGAACATACAAATAGGACAAAGTCATGCCTGTAGATAAAGTCGTCAATCTGGCCCCAGTAACTGACATCATGGAAATGATGGGTGAAGAAGAGCCGGATATTGAGATCATCTTAGAGGATGATGGCAGCGCCGTTATTGAAGTTAACGAGGAAAACGACGTTGAGTTTTACAGCAACCTCGCCGAAGTCGTTGATGAGGACGAGCTCGCCGCCATTTCATCTGACTTACTGGCTTTATTTGACGCAGACAAGGCCTCTAGGCAGGACTGGGAAGAAATGTATTCCAAGGGAATGGATTTGCTCGGCCTGAAAATAGAGGACCGTACACGGCCGTTCCGTGGCGCTGCAGGCGCTGTCCACCCTATGCTGACAGAAGCCGTTGTCCAGTTTCAGTCGCAGGCGTTTAAAGAGCTCATGCCCGCAGGCGGCCCTGTCCGTACTGAGACGTTAGGAAAAGAAACTATAGACAAGGTCCAACAAGCATCGCGCGTGCAGGACTTTATGAATTACCAGATCACGTCGGTGATGAAAGAATACACACCGGAGTTTGATCAGTTATTGTTTTACGTCGGATACGGCGGTTCTGCATTTAAAAAGGTTTATTATGATGAACAACTGGGCCGTATGGTTAGTCGTTTGGTTCTTCCTGACGACCTCTATATCCCTTACAACGGGTCGAGTGTCATTTCTCAGTGCCCAAGAATCACACAGCGTATTGCAATGGACTCAAATGAGTTCAGAAAGCGTGTTGTGGCGGGGGAATACCTCGATGTAGTGGTTGACCCAGAGCAAAACCCTGTCAGCGGCAACCAAATTAGGTATGCAATCGACAAAATCACGGGTTTAACTGCAAGTGGAGAGCCCGAAGAGATTTTCTTGCTTGAGTTCCAAGTGAATTTGGACCTCATGGGCTTCGAGGATGTCGACGAAAAGAACAACGAGACCGGAATCAAACTGCCTTACGTCGTTACCATTGACGAAAACAGCGGTCAGGTGGTCGGAATACGCAGAAACTGGTTAGAAGATGACGAATTAAAGTGTCGTCGCGAGTATTTTGTGCATTATGTGCTGATTGAGGGCCCCGGCGCTTACGGTTTAGGCTTTGTACACTTGATTGGCGGCCTAAGTAAGACTGCAACGGCCGCTTTGCGTCAACTTCTTGACGCAGGCACGCTATCCAACCTTCCTGCGGGCTTCAAGGCGAAGGGTGCACGGATTGCTGACGATGATAATCCCATTCAGCCGGGCGAATGGCGGGATATTGACGCCGGTGGCGCCGAGCTAAGCGGTTCACTGCTGCCCCTGCCTTACAAAGAGCCAAGCCAGACTCTATTTACGCTTCTAGGCTTTACCGTAGACGCCGGAAAGCGACTTGCGAGCACTGCAGACATGCAAGTTGGCGATTCTAACCAACAGGCCGCTGTAGGCACTACGCTTGCGCTGTTGGAACGCGGCTCGATGGTGACCTCTGCCATACACAAGCGCCTTTACTACGCTCAGACGCAAGAATTCGAGATGTTAGCGGCAGGATTTGGGCAATTTCTACCCGATGAATACCCATATGACGTCCCCGGCGCCTCTAGATGTGTAAAAAGATCAGATTTTACCCATATGGTCGCTATATTGCCCATTGCGGACCCAAATGTATTCTCTGCGGCCCAACGCATTACCTTGGCTCAGGCTCAGTTGCAGTTGGCTCAAAGTGCGCCGCAGATGCACAACATGTACGAGGCGTATTACCGTGTCTATCAGGCAATGAACGTCCGAGACATTGACGGCATCCTCAAGATGGAAACTAACCAGTTACCTAAGGACCCTGCAAGCGAGAACGCTGACGCGGCCGACAACAAGTCGTTGAAGGCTTTTGCCGGGCAACAACACGACGCACATATTGCAGCTCACCTGATGATGGGCCTGTCGCCTCTTATGCAGGCTAATCCCTTGGGATCATCAGAACTCCAAAAGCATGTTTTAGACCATGTACGGTTAAAGGCAGAGGAAGCCGCAGAAGCA